AGTTGGTTTCTTCACGTCCTTCGCGTCCTTCACGTCCTTCGCGTCAGCCCGAGCCCGTTCCTCGACGGCGCCGCGCTGATGCGCTTCCTTCTCGGTTGCCACAATCAGGGCATCCTTCATGCTGTTTGTGGCGATTTCGATCTTGCGAACGTCATCCTTGACGGCATTCAGCGTTATTTCCCGCTCGTCGCCGGCGAGGCGAACGACTTCGACCTTGTCAATAGCCGTGCTGATCTTTTCGGTGTTCGCATCGAGTCGTTTGCTCGCTTCCCGTGCGCGTCGAATATCGAACCACTCCTTGACTGCCATGTAGATGACGCCGATCACCGCCAGCCAAACGGCGTCGGAGAAGCCTAGCGAGTCGGCGAGAAACGCCACGGCCCAGATGGTAATCAGCAGCAGGTCGAGGATCAGTATGGGGACTGCGAACGCCACGAGCTTGGTAAGCACCATCTAACACTCCTCCATTAGGGTCATTCTTCTGGCCCTCCTTGTAGACGAAAACTAGGACGGCGGCCCGATATAGAGCGGAGCAACTTCCGCTTGTGAAGCGTCGAGATTACTGCAATGGATCGTAACGACCGCGTCGGGTGCTTCACCCTCGCGCATTGGATTTGGCTTGAACGTATTCAACCAGCCCCAGACCTTGACTTGTGCCAAGTCACTAAAGGTTACGGTGATAAGCTGATTGACATTGCACTGCGCGATAATGTCATTGTAGACCTGCGGCCCGTATTGCGCAGTAACGGTTATGTCATCAGCGGACTTGAGCTTCTTTGGTAACTTACTGCGCCACGCCGTAGACCTCATGTTCGTTACGTCATTTGGTCCGCCTCCGTCTACTCCCGGGGGAGTAACTTCTCGCTCCCACAGTGAGATCGTAGGGGCGCCCGCGAACGTAATGAGTGAAGCAAACCCGTCACGTAGTCGTTGTCCGGCAGGAGCCATAGCGTTCTCCTTAAAGCTTTATCGCAGTCAACTTCGCGAGCAGACTAAATATCTGCCGCCGATTCTGTTCCTCGAAACCGACTTTCATCGTCGGGCTTGTTACGGTCACGCTTTCGAGTCTGTACTGACTTCCTCCGAACGTCACGTCAGCATAATTGCGCCCGAGAATTCCTACCGGCGCCCCAACTGTATCGAAAGCATCCTCGATTGCTTTTCCTTTTGCGTAGCCTTCACTGTACGGAGCAGGACAACGAATCGAGATTGATACAGTCGGGAAAATTGTCCTGTGACCTCTGTTCGACCTTTGCTGCGTGATTGCTCCCGTATCAATCAGAGTTACCATCTTATCGAGTTCGGTTGAAAAGCCTCCGGTCGTCGCAGCGAACTTCGTCTTATCGAACAAGCTCAGATCACTCGGCGCCGGCTCGACTATGTCCTGATCGATAAGATACTGCCTGAGCAAATCGGCCGCCGATACTGACCCAGTCGAAACGAAAGTCGGAGATACTTCGACCGTAACCGAAATTGGAATCTGCGGTGACAAACCTGTGACAGTACCGACATAACGAATGTACTGGAGCGATTTCGTGAAGGATATTTGCTGAATGGTATCCGACGCGCCAACAAGAGTAAACGTAGCGCCAGGAACATCAGTCCAAACAACTCCATCGACCGTTTCTTGAAACTTCCCTGCGAGTGTCGAATTTACTCCTCCTAGTGTCCCAATCGATTGTACGGCAGTAATCTTTGCCGCGAATAGTCCGGTATCAACAGGAGTACCGTTTAAGTTACTTGTAATCGTTCTCGGTGACACTGCTAAAACAAACATCAGAAAGCCCCAACATGGACAGAATACTTGTACCTAAGCAATCGCTCGCGTTCTGCTTTCGTCTCACTAATCGCAATTGTCAGGAACTTCGCGCTCGTCGGAGGTGCGTGATAGCTATTCGTGTTTTCGTGGACGTAAATTGCATAGGGAGTATCATAGACGACGTGTACAACCGTTTGGAACCCTTTACGATAAACTTCAACGTGACCGGATGCTTTCAACCTTCCTTTATTGACAGGAACGTAAACCTGTGACCGTTCCAAAATCAACTCACCGCACCGCTTGACTAGATTCTCCATAATAACACTATGCCTACTAGGCAGCATCCCCATGTTGTTAATTGCCGCCTGTGCTCCTTTGAGTTTGATACTCGGAATGAACATTATAGCCTCACAGATAAGCGACTCGAAGGAAGTCCTTTACCTTCAAGTCAGGAGCCTTCGTCACAGCGAATATTTGACCAGCACCTTTGTTCTTGAACGGTTCGGTCAGAGTAGTAAGTGAAGCGAGTGTCCCTTGCCAAAGCACCCCGCCTTCTTCAACGTCCTGTCCTACGAATACACGAGACTTGCTTTCTTTCGTTTCGCCTCTCGCAGTGACTAGCACCTCTTCGATGTCCTCCCACCTGACTTTGAGCTGTACAGGGTCGCTCCACGTCGGGTCACCGTAGTCATTAACTCCCTGCGGTGGCCAGTACACCGCAAACTGCTTCCGCATTTTCTTAAGGAGTTTCATTCGGATCAGTCCCGAGCCAGTGCAGACTCTGTTTCCTCGGAGCGAGCTTCTTCTTGAGTGCAACGTCCAACACAGCGAGATTACCTTTGTAGTCGAGAACCTTCGCCTGCTGGCCATACTTCGTTACAGAGAGACCAAGGTCGGTCGAAATCTGCTCGTAGGCTTCTCCCGTACCTCCCATGATCTGGGACGAGCGAATCTGCGGATCGCGGAGCAAGTAGAAGTGAGCGGAAAGATACCGCTCTATCATTTCCAACGTCGCCTCAGTGTATCCTGAATTTGTACAGACGTTGGTTACGAGCAGATTAGCCGCGTCGATAAAGGGAGTGAGGCTGATCTCATTATCAACCTCAATGATCCCTGCAACGGCTATATCCGTCGTCCGTGCCACGACTTACTCCTCGTCTTCGTACTCCGCGTCGTAGTCATCGATGAAGGAATTGACCTGCTCGATACTGGTAAGTTCTTTAGCGTTAATACTCTTCGCCTCGTCATCCTCGTCGGCGACGAAGTAGTGTCGCCCTTCCTTGTAAACCTTGAGTCCGGCCTCAGGAGCCTTCGGGAACTTGTCGGTGACGTCCTCACCGAGTGGTTCTTCCTCAGTTTCTTTTTCTTCCTTGGTTCCCCTTCCCTTGGACGCCGTCTCGGTAGCAGCGGAGGTAGATTTCTTTCCCTTCGCTGAGGCTTTTGCACTTTTGGGTGCAGACTCGGGAACTGCTTCTTCCGGTTCGTCAGGAAGCTTCTCGAACTTATTCAAGAACCGTTCGCACAGATCAACCGGGTCACCTTTCGAGTCTAAGCCTGCTTCGATAGTATCTCCGGGGTTGTAGACCCTTGTCCCGTCTTCGTTAGTGTGCTGCCCAGTCAGAAGCTTGAAACGCATAAGACATAGCTCCTTGTAAAGAGTGTTTACACTGTGATTACTCGCGTCTACAGAGCGAGGAGCGAATGTAGACGATGCAAACGTCGCCCGCATTCGCTCCTCGCACACAGACGACGTTTGCGCGATTACGATCCAGAGCCGTGATTGATACCGATGTTCAGATCCGTGTTAGTCCGAAGACGCGGAACCTGAATGGCCATGATCTTGAAGTTCTTCTGGAGTCCGCCGTGCGAATCCCACTCCAGATTCGTCAAAGCCATTCCGTTGACCATCTGAATCACGTCACTCGACAACTGGACAACAATCAACGTGAAGGTTGCACCACTCGGCAGATAGTCCAACTTGCGAACGAAACGAATGTCCGCAATCTTCGCGAGCCGCGTGCGAAGCGTCTCACCGGAGTAGTTCACGTTGTAGTCGTTGTCCAGATACTGCGTCCAGTTAGACGACAGATAGACACCGTAGGGGCCGTTGAAGAATTTATCCTGCAGTTTCTGGATCATGTCCAGAATCTGCACGATAGTCGCAGCAGCAGTCCAACCACCAGCCGTCGGCGCCGTGATTGTCTTCGTCAGCCGCTGCGGGTGATTCATTAGCCCGTAGATCGTACCGCCACCGTAGCTGTACGTCGGGAGAGACCCGACTGTCAGCTTCTCAATCAGCTCCATGACCTTACGAGACGACTGCTCCGCCATCGTCGTGTCGAGAGGAGGGCCACCGTTTCGACTAACCATGATCTCGCGAAGCGAGAAATGGAAGTCCGCGTGTGCGATCGGCAGTGGTAAATTAACGATATCGAAGATCGGCCGATCACGCCGACCCTTACGAAGCCCGTCCATGCTCAGATCGGCCTCACCCGCGTCGGTCATCGACTGGTGTTGAATGACTGTAACAGCCATTCCGTCGAAGCCGCCGTACGTAAGACCCATCGCATTCAGGTCATCGACAAGACGAAGCTGCGCCCGACCGGCGCGAACGACAGCCTCGTCCATCCGAATCCATTCGTCCTTACGAAGCGTCGCCGGAGCGTTGGTCGTGATCGCATCGTACTTGGGTGACCCGTCGTCGTTGTTTCCGGTACGAACGGCAACATAGTTCCGTCCGTCTCTTCCGACCCATGGCCTCAGGGTCGACAAGTCTCCTCGATTTGCAAGGATCTTGTCTGCTACCGAGCCCGAGGCCTGGTTGTTCTTGATGAACTCGACACCGTGCATGTTCCCAGTCCTTTCTTTTGTAAGTGTCCCGAACTACCCGGCCGGGCGTCGGAGTTTGATTACACCGCCTGGCAGATCACAAAGTCGTCGGCCGGAGCGGCTGACAAGTCGATTGCGTCACTCACGGACGCAACAGTCTCGTCCGTCGGGCCGGCGCTCAAGTTAGAACCTGCGTTTACCGAATCACCGGTAAACGAACGCAGGATGGCCTGGTTAGCTGCGTTCGCAACTGACCAAGTAAGCTTCGCGGCGACGGTTTGATCTGCCGTGAAGTCTCCAACCGTTTCAGCGAGTGCCCAGGCGCGACTCGTTGCCGTTCCGGGAACACCGATGTTGTAAGTACCGTAAGCGATATAAGTACCAGTAGCACCGACGGTACGAATCACGATGCGACCCTCGAACGTGATAACGTCACCGTTAGCCACGTCAAGAGCACCGGTCGTGAATAGCTGCGTCGCGCCGAGGTAAAGCTTGAGCGTCGCAGTGTCGGTCGAGTTCGTTGACGGGAAGGCAACCTGACCCGAAAAGCGAATCACGTCACCTACGTTAACAGAGTTCTTCGGGATGACGAACGTTCCGTTACTAAACGTCGTCTCAGAAACCGTATTCGTAATCGCGGTCGAGTCTGCGACGGTATTTACGAACGTCGCAGCTCCCTGCTTGACGAGACCACCGTCACCACTCGAAACGAGCCAGTCGCCTACGCCGACGTTCTCGAATCGCTTGAGAACTCCTTGAAACTCCTCACCCACACTAAGATGGATGCAGCGAACGAGTTCCCCGATTGCGTAAGCGTCGTTGATCGTCCGTCCGATCAACGCGTCCTCGATTGCAACCATACGCTCGTGACGTCCGCCACGAGACGTATGCGGACGCACTTGGCGTCGTCCGCTACCATCGTTTGCAAGTCGCTCGAGGAGGAACGCAGGCTTGGTAATGACAGAAGCTCTTGCTTCCTCATAGCGACGGCCTGTGTCACCCTTGAGCAGAACGCAATTGTACCTTGCTGCCATGACTAAAGCTCTCCTTTCTTTCTTACTCGACGGTTACGTTAGGCCGTCTTCTTGAGGTTAGTTCTTATCCCCCGACTTCGCATACATATTGGGCATGACGAGCGGGGACTCGGTTACAGGAGCACCAACGTTTACATTCGGGCCGCCGAGGTTCGACAGGAATTCCTGTTTGTACTCGGACTGAGATTGTGACAGACTACTACCAGAAATCTGAACGAGTGCCCGTAGTTCATCCACGTCCTTCTTCTTGAGGGATTCCTCAGTCCAAGGACAGTTTGCATTCGCGACGAGGGTCTTGACGTGTCGTTCCTTCTCGGCCACGAGCGATTGCTCGACCCGTGTGAAGTGAGCGCGCAGCTCAGGAGGGGCGCTTTCGAGGAGTTGGTTGAAGGTCGGCTTGAGAGTGCTTTCAACCTTCTCCTCAGGAACTTCTTTCTTATTCTCGGTCTCCTTCTCCTTCTTCTTTTTCTCCTCGTCGTCGTCCTGTTGGTTGCTCGTGACCTTCTTGGTCTCTTTCTTCTCCTCAACCGGTGGCGCGGCCGGCTTGATCTTCTCGAGGATCTCCTCATCCATCTTTTCGAGTTTCGGTCGATCCTTCTCCTCGAAACCGTGGCCGATAAGGGCCGTGATGTGCGCCTTCTTGTCGAACGGCATCGAACTTTCCTCCTTCTGCGTGAAGTCGAGTGTTCCGGCATTGACCGAGAATACTCCGTTGACCGTCTGATACTGAATCGTCCGTTCAACGTGAACGGCGTCACCACTCAGAGAGATTTGCTCGCCATCGACCTTATAGTCGATCATCAGCAATTCGGAATCGCTCTTGTAGGAGTTCTTGAAAACGACCTGCTTCGATTCGGGGTAAATGTCACAGATGTACCCGTCCCAATACTTCCCCGGTTCCCCGAACTTCGTTGCGAGCAAGTCGCTGAGCTGCTTGCTTATATCCGAAATCGTGAGTTCATTCCCTGTAACCGTTCCGCCGAGAGACTTCAGCGCGTACTCGATCCCGCGAAAGATAATCTTTTGGTTGCGCTCGGGTTCGAAGCGTTCGTTAACCTGGAGAATACCTCCACCATCTTTAATGGCGTACGCGCCGACACAATCTGGGAGAACGGCAAGATGATCGGGACGATAATTACGAGCGATACATTGGTATTGCTTACCGTCTTTCCACGTCCCACTCTTGTTTTCTTCGTCGTTATACAACCCCGTACTACACTCGATCGGTTGTCCTTTTTCTAGCGCGGTAAGAACTCGCTCATCGACCGATTTTGTTCTCAGTACATCGAACCAGCATTCAGTCCGGAGCTTGTCGTCATACCGCGTATTGAGAATCAATCCGACTTTGCGAGTGTTGAGGACAAACGGTTCACACGCCGAACTAAACTCACCGTTCTTCTTCGGGTGATACACAACGAGAGGTTTATGATTCCATGCAGTCGCCGATGAAGCAAGATCAACTTCCTCGTACAGAACCGAACCCTTGTTTCCTGGCCACACGCCTTCGGCAAGCATGGAAGCAGGAGCGACTAAGTGATCCCGTCCTTCCAGTGTCTCGTGGCGTGCGGGGCCCGAGAGGTTAGCAGTGATTCGTTGGAATGGCATTGGCGTGTCTCAGATCAAGCAGGATAACAATCGGTGCACATTATGTCAACCAGAAAAGAAGCCGGACGTCAGCGCGATGCGATCTTCCGGTTTTTGACGTCCGGCTCCTTAACGAGGATAAACAAGCCGTTTGCGATAGCACCTCCTTTCGCTACTCGGACTTCGGCGACTTCCTTTCAACTTGTTCCTTAAAGGGGATGCCGCGTCCTGTCTGTTGCTCTGGGACTGCATCTCCCAGGGGAATCGAAATCCCCGATTTTAGGAGCAGCTTGTTAATTAGCTCCGTCACAATCCCGAGAATAAATTTCTTCATGTCGGGACTGATACGGTTGAGCAGGTCGCCGATCAGACCTTTCTGGGCGCCTTCCTTCGTCTGCTGTGCGTACTGCTTCTGTTCCTCATCGGCCTTCTTGCCCAGGGCTTGGAATTCCTGGTACATAGTCTGAATCTCTTTCAGGCTATTCTGAGCATCGTCGCTGTCAACCCCACCTGCGTGGTGGACGCCGGAACCCAGAGTGAATTGCTGACCGCCGTATTGTCCAACGTAAGTCGCAATCTGACTTCCGAGCGACGCAAGGAACGAAAGAAGGTCACTGACCTTGTTCAGGTACAACGGACCTTCTTGGAGCAGAAACTCTCGGATCTGTTTAAGCTTCTGCAGGATATTGAAAAGATGCGGAGCCATTTGTTCTCCAGGAAGTAAATAGGGGCGTGGGCGTACGCCCCTTACCACGTGACGGCCGTTCGTTACTTACGCTTCGGAGCGCCACCCGGAGTCGGAGGCTCGACCGGTGGTGGCTCGACAGGTACGGGATCCTCAGGATCCTTGGCCATCGCTTCGAGCGATTCCGCCATGAGATCCATCCTTGTCCGAACCGAGTTGACCTCGTCCTGCGTCATACCGGTCTTGACTTGCTCGCGTAGCGTGCGAATAGTCGCACCGGCAGCGGTCGTGGCCTTCTCAAGCCGTTCGAGCGTAGCCGTCGTTTCGGGAGAGATTGTCTTCTGCGGTTTTTCGCCTGCCATGATACACACATCCTTTCGGATTGGAGTTATGGGCGACTACGGTTACCTACTTCTCTTTAGAAACCTTATTTAAGGCTTCTTCCATCCGACTAAGCCGCTCGTTGTATACCTTCTGCTCCTCAACCGTCATCCCAGTTTTCGAGTCGAAATAACGGTTAACAAGATCAACGAGTGACTTGTCTGCAACTACTCTCAGGACGACCTCGCCACCGAAAGTGTGCTTGAAGTTAAACACTGGTAAGACCTCCGGGCGACAACCAGTTCGGGCAGGTCTTAGCGAATAATTACTTGCTGTTGAACAGAACGGCCACCGCCGACACGTTCTGCCCGACGTTCACGCAATCGGCTAAACAGTCCTCGAGAAGCTCCTGCCTTCTGCCTAACGACCACCTTCTGGGCAGGAACTACGGCTCGCTGCTTTAGTGCGACGTTGCGTTGGACGACGACATTCGCGGCCGCGTAAGGGTTATACGAGACTGCACGCTGTTGGACAACAACTGGTGCAGCCATCGCATAAGAGACAGCAGCCGGCGCCGCGTATACCTGCTGCAACTGTCGCACGACGACCGGAGCTTGTACTTGCTCAACCACTTGCGCTTGAGGAACTGGTACGACTTGTGCCTGAGGCTGCGGAGCAGGAATCCTTTCGGGAACAGGTTGCGGAGCAGGAGCCTGAGCCGGGACGACGGCCTGCGTCTGTACCGCTACAGTAGGAATAGCCAACTGTAGCTGGATCGGATACGCGACGATAGCAGCTTGCGGCGCACAGTAGCTTTGCTGGTAGCTGTAGCTGTAGCTCATCGCAGGAGCATAGCTCTGTGCCGCAACCCCGTGGCACGCGAATGCGAGCGGGGAACCGAACAGACCAACAAGCCACATCAGAATCACCAACGTGAACACACCGAGTAGATACGTAAGCTTACGCATTCGTCCGTCCTCCTTGTTGAGTTGTAAAACGACCAAAGAACCCGTGACAGGGTTTTTACACGCACCGATTATACAGTCGCGTTTATTTCTTGTCATCCTGTTCCAATTTATTTACTCGCACTCGAATCTCCTCGAGCATCGCTTCCTTCTGTTCTTTAGTTAGTTTCTTACCCGAAGTACGCTTGGGCATCGTATCTGCGGAAATTTCTCTCTCCATGCTTCTGAGTTCTCTCCGAATGAAGTTCTCCCGAAACACATACTCGTCCTTATCAGTATCCGGATTCTTTTGGAGATTAAAAAGGACGAATCCTTCCCCTTTCTTCTTAGCGACATTCTCCGCGTGGCAAGTAACGCATGTATTCAAAGCCTCGATAAGAGCACCGTTAGCCTTAAGAGTCGCTCCTTCTTTGACGTCCGGCCCAATAGCTTCCCGAAGTAGCTTCGCGAGTTCGCGAACTTCGTCGCGAAGGGCTTGGATCTCTTTTTTAAGGTCATTGTCTCCAACCTGAGCTGTGTCTTGCTCAGGGTTCATCCACGCGGCGCCTGACAAAGGCACTCGCATAAGCATTGTTGCATTCTGATACCCATATCGCTGTTGCCCTGACGAAACTGTGGTCAGTGAAAGCAACAGCAGCCCTGCCGCGACTACTCGGATCATTTTGAGCTCCCTCTGGTGACCTGTTTGCGTGTTAGAGTTAGAGTAGTTGTCATTTTGAATCCCCTCGTCCTCGCACAACAGATTGCAAAAGAGCATAGGTCGATTCGTAATTGGTACGAGAGATAGGCCGCCCGACAGAGAGCGGCGCCAGTACATGGGTCGTTAGCTTGTCATTCGACCGATACGCTTTGAACTTTTCGAGGAAAGTATTCCGCGGGATCCCGAGCCCGCGCGCAATTGTATCGACGGTAACAGGATTGAGGGTATACTTCTCATAAGCTTCCCGGTACTCGATACTGGCCTCTTTGATGTCCTGTCCGATGCAATCTCGAACAGCAATGGCGTAGTCGCGCCTGTCGTTCTCAAGGTACCGTCGCAAGTCCCGCAAGTATATGCGTTCAAGTTTTAACCGCTCCTCGTTGATCGGGGAAGTAAGTAAGTTGTAACCTCGTTCCTTATCGACCGTGTAGATTATTCTCACCTCATCGTTAATGTCTCTGAGGAAGTTAGACGTACCGTGACACGAGACGCAGGACTTAGCCGGATGAATGCGAGTGTCTTGTCCTTTCGCAGTCGTATCGGGCCCGATCTTGTCAGGTGCCGTCTCTTGCAGCACTCCCTGTCCGTCGCACGCGATCATAATGGGGAGTCCGTTAGGGAGTCGGCCGAAGTGTCGCTCGGCTTGATGTTTTAATCCTTTATCTCTGTCCAGAATCGCGAGCGGGTTACGTTCGTTCTTATTCGAGTCGAAGAAGTCGAGAGTAAACCAAGCCCAGCCGTCGATAGCAGCCCGACGAACGACCATCCGATCATTCTGAGCTACTCCCGAGTTGTGAGCCATAACTACGGCGCCAATCTCAGAAAGCGCCGAGCGTTTATCCTTCTCATCGAACCCGATGATCTGGAAATAGTCGTTGCGATTCTTGAGACCAAGGAAGTCATAGTACCCAAATCCTTTTCCGATCCCTCCTCTGTCGGCCTCGATGCTCGTCATAACCAAAAACCAATCTCCGCACACGATAGGAACTTGGCTATTCGTCAGCGTGTAGATTTCGTCCAGTTGAGACTTCGACAGGTGATCAGCCGGGTATGACTTGATCGTCTTCTTTTGGTCATACCTCGCGATGTACTGACGACCGTATTGATCGTTCGCGTGAACAGGAATATTCTCTACCAACTCCTTCTGCTGGTGATAGTATGGTTCACGGTCGACCAGTTTTTCCCAGACCTTCACGTCGATAGCGTAATTACGTAGATCGATTGCGAGCAATCGAACCCCCGCAATGGCCCTAGGCGCCTTTAGCACAGCTTCGCGACTGAGGAGGTTTGTATGCAAAGTCAACATACGAGCATACAGAACTTGCTCCTCGTCTGTGAGGTGTGATAAATCAAACCATCTCGTGTATAGCACAGTGTCCTTATCTAAAGTCTTAGCATCGCTCAGCGCAAGTACTAAAGCTTCTTGCGGAGCAGCTCGCAAAGGAGAGGCTATTAGAAAGAGGAGACAGAGCGTCCTTCGCACGTTACCTACTCCCTTAGTTAGGGGCGACAACCAAACTTAACTAAGCTGAGGCAAAAACACCACCTTTTAGAAACCCGTGCCAGCCACAACAGCTAACACCTGCCGTCGAGTTCCGTCATTGCCAGCCGCAGTTCCTCAACCTGCCGCTCTAGCAATTCGACCTTGATCTCCAGAACCACAATGCGCTCTTCTTGGGTCTTTTTGCGCTCCGGCTTCGCTATGTCGCTCACGGCATCCTCCAGGCAATTATTGGTTTGAAAGAGGGCGTAGCTCTCCTCGAAGTGTTCCCTCCGTGCCGGTATCGCCGGCACCTGCGCGTAGCCGGCGACGACGGGGTCAACCACCGTGCCTTGACTGTCCGTTTCGGATCAATCTGAATTTTGGACATTGTACTATCCCTGCGGACGATGTCCTCCGCTTTGAATCGGAGCACCGAATACCTGCCAGCCAAGAAGACCAAACAAGACGAACTGGATTAGACTCATCCCCATTGACGGCCATCCGGCAGGGTGACTGTAATAGCCCCAGCCGGTGAACAACAACGAAAGGACGAAAATGATCCAGAACCAGATTCCGGCACTCATGATAATCTCCTCTTGTTCACAGAAACATCGGACGAATCTTTATGTCGCTAGCCGCAAATGTAAAAGCGGACTGTGAAACAGCAGACATCCAAAGCGACTTAGAATCGATGTTGGTATTCATGATGTGAGGTCCGAATGTAATGTAACCAGTTTGTACACCTCCGAGGTCTGCATAGTCGCCAGAAACAACCTTAAACGGTCCACCTACGATATAAAAAGAAGCTAAAACGTCCGCGATATTTGGAGCTACGTTGATCGTGCCGAGTGCAATGTTTCCAATGAGCATGTAAATATCGAAAGCTGGAGCCTGGTCAGATTCATCAGTTATCTGGAAACCCATTAGCGTTACGTCACCACCATTTACCGAAGTAGCATTTGGAATCTCGACGGGATTGAAAAGTACGTCCCCTACCGCGTAAACAGATGTATCGAGTACAGGAGTAATCTTCGGCGCGAACGACGCCCAACCTGAATAAACGGAGCCTATGACGTTAACATCTACAACCAATTCGTGATTCGATTTTGCCCAGCCGATTATCGTGACGAAATTACTCAGTATCAATTCGCGATACGGAACAATCTTACCGTCGTTCACTGAGACGGCGTAGATTTCCCCTTGAACGAGAATCGGACCCATTTCAAGGATGATCTTGTCGTTACTTCCTACCCAACCTATACCTTGACCGATCTCAGCAGAGTTGATTGCGATCCCAACCGCTTTAGCCTTAATAGCAGTAGTAGCTGAAGCTTTCTTGATTAAGGTATTAGTTGGATCTTGATAGAGAGACATTCCGGCATCGATCTTTTCTCCGGCGGTCCCGTACTGACGAAGGACAAAATCGGCCGGGGTACTCGGCGCGATGACATTCAAGACAGGGATTACTAAGTCGCCCATGACTAGTTATCCTATTTGCTGTAGGACTAAACCATTCGCGAAGGTAATTGTTTTCTTGTCCAAATCAATCTTCGCGAAACCTACCGGAGGCTTAACCGGACCAACCGGAGTAATTGCAAACGGATAAAGACTTAACGCCGCAGCAGCATCGGTTGCATTAATATCATCGCCACCTTTAATTCCCTTCCCGTCTTTCGTTATTGACGCAGGAAGGGAATAGCACATGATCGAATCTTCGTCCGCATCAGCAGTTCCCATGATCGACGTTTCTTCGATGGGTGTAAGAACCTGCTGCCTCGTCGTCTGTTCATTCCAGTTTTGAAATCGCCGGAAGTAATCAATCGTCTTTCCTACATCGAGCTTAGCAATGATCTGACGGCGCATATGCTCGTGAGGGAACCCGAGCGTATGTCCAGTTTCATGACAAACGACACGACGGTATTCGACCTCAGGTGTATTGAGGACGAACCCTTCGAGGTTCATCGTCTGCTCATTCCGCGATATGTGCAGAATGTCATTCCCGAGATACGAGTAATAACCTCCTTTACCTCGACTAATCCGAACCTCACCTCCACTCTGTGACCATTTGAATTTAACATTGCCGTGTTCGTTCCAACGATTCATGTACTCGAGGATCTTATCTCTGAGTACTGGTGCCGTATTCTCCATGAACGACACACTCAAGTCAACTCCGTCTTTCCCCCAATACTTAGAAGTCAACACAGAAAGAAACTGCGGACGGGAAATACTTTCTAGCGCCGTCTCGTCAAGGAGCTTTTCTAGACCGCGCATCGTAGGACGATTAGCGAGATTGTTCAAGATCGCCTCGTCGGCTGCTGCTCTTTGCTTTCCTTCCGGTAAGTCCATAATCCTACAGCCGATGTAATCTTTTCCCGGAACGAGCGTCTTGGCCATCGCTTACTCCCTTTCTTGGGGGATTTCTGGTAATTGTGGTTTGTTGAACGTCGGAGGTTGTCCGGGAGCGAGTACCTTATCCGGATTTTGAATTTCTCCGGTCTTACTTCGCACCTCGAGAAACCCCGAGCGAGGATTCCTTTTGTCGTTGATATATGCCTTAGCGACGAGTGCTGTTTCTGACCTGTCGTTGAATACATCAGCCAGGAAACGCGCCGACATTTCTTCAATCTCACCTTCGGTTACTACTTGCCCGGGGCCGGGACAATAAAGTGCGTAGTGTACATCGTGAGTCCCTCCGACACCGAAAGCAAGCCAAGGCCCGTTGTCAATGGACAGTTTCATGTCCTTACCTTCAAGACTTCCATCAATCCCTTTACGGATGACAAGCTTAATGAAATCGACAAGGTCTTCGTTGACTCGATTCGCCATTGACTACCTCTAAGTAACTCGTTGAAGTCCCATCGTAGCTAACGCTGCTTCGGGGTTATTCCAAACACCGTCATTAAGAGAAAGCGTCACCCAAATCCCGAAGTTAGTTCGCATCGCAGTTTGTACTGATTCAAGCCAAATAATCTTCTGTTGTCTGTTCCAACCAGCCCACTCTGGCCCAGTAGGAGGAGTAACTCCCGAAAGATTACAAAGCCTGAGCATAATCGCCTTACACTCGATATCATTGAAACAGCCCGAGCACCAACGATGCGTAATAGGAGCATTACCGGTTGGACTAAGACCGGGGCCGAAATCATTCGGTATGCTATTCGAACCGATGTTTGTTTGGAACCACGAAACAACGGCAGCGACGTTCGCAACCGGAACGATCAAAACTAGCCTATGTTCAAAATTTGTCGGCATTTCAAATCCTCATTCCCCATTTCGGACAAATGTACTGATTCAGACTTACATCGGGAATTATTCGATCCTTGATAATCATAATTTCGCTGAACGTGTTTCCAGCACCATTAGCTTGACCGAAACGTGACATGATCCTATCAAACGTCATCGTTCCTACCATAGCTACGTTACCAGGAGTATTAGCTAACCCCGTTGCTTTCATCATAACATTATCATTTACGTCGCGGGTAATTCTGACAGCGATATTTCCTGAAGGATTAAAAACAGCCGTCGCAGAACTTGCACCACCGTCAGTCGTAATATAAATCTGAGTGTCCGAATGTAATGTAATTGCCGGATGTCCGACGCCTATAGTTGATCCTAACGACCAAACAGTCGACACAGTCTTGAATCCAATCATGACTACAGTGAACACACCCGGTAGAACGATGTTCGCGGACGGAACCATATAATCATCAACAGAGTCAGGAAGGATAGCCGGTTTACCGTAAGTTTGATTTAGCTTAAACGCAGGACGAAGTGTCCCGTTAGATTGGGACAAACTAATTGCAACTCCTGACTTACGAATCCCGCCAGCCGGATCAGCGTCGTCTGTTGCTACGGTCGTGAAGGTTGATTCTTCATAGACGCCGCTTGGCTCGGAAGCATCCATCCACAAAAGCAAATCACTACCAACACGACGCGGATGCCAGCGTCGTGATATAACCAGTTTCTTCTTATCTAACGGCATGAAAGTTCCTCTTACAGGAACATTGGTCGGATCTTGATGCTATCGACAGCGAGAGTAACAGCAGATTGAATGACCGCAGCAATCCAAACCGAGGTTTTATCAACCGCACAATTCATTATGTGTGTATCAACCACGACCTTAGCTGTACGAACACCTCCAAGGTCAACATAATCCCCGGTAGTAATCCTAAACGGGCCTCCGAGAATATCTCCTGACGCGAGCGCGTCTGAAATACTCGGAGGAGTGTTAATCGTCCCGAGTGATACGTTACCATCCATCAAGTAAATATCGAAAGCTGGGGCTTGGTCAGATTCGTCTGTGACTTGGAAACCGATGAGAGTTACATCGCCTCCAAGACGCGATGTAACATTTGGAATCTCTACGGGAGCAAACATGACGTCCCCGACGGTATAAGCACTCGTATCCAAAACAGGAGTAACCTTCGGTGCATAGGACATAGCATACCTCCGTAACGGTTGGATCGCGTAACATGATACTATTCCAATTGTTTCACGTCAAGTGCTAGTATCTAAGTGTCAGCAAACTCCAACCGACCACGTCTCTGTTTGGTGTAACCGTTCCAACACGAGCTTGAATCCTGAGACTGCGATGATTTAGTAATACGGAGTTATCGGTTGCAAATTGGAACATAGCTTTGATCGAACTCAAAACCACTTTATCCGTAATTGTAAGAAGTGTAACTCCCTCCGGGGTCTGCACTTCACAATAAACGTCATTAATATCCAGAACAACTCCAGCTTTGACAGTCACGGTAAATTTGGGGTCAGTTCGTCCCCAAAATTCAAAGTCAACTGATTGCTCTATGGCCATTGAAGTCTCCGCACTTGAATAGTTTAGTAACATATCCGGGACATAACTCGTTAGTATTAAATCCGAAATCTCTGACGGTCCGATAGGAATATCATCCGTAACCACAACAACTATTGGTGTAGTTACGATATCCCGGAAGAGCTGTACTATTCGGTCACGTTCTCTTATCACCCTTCGAGGAATGAACCGTGCAGTTGTTTCCCAACCTTGTGGAATTTGAATGACTTGTGACACGAACGGGAATTCATCGACGGGTATTTGTCGTAGTCGCTTACGAGTAGTTAAGGATTTATAATCAATCATCCAACCAAATGGTAACTGTACCGAAGGTAAGAATACAAATTCTTCCTTAACCCTTAATCGTAATCCCAATCGAACTAGTTTTACATAATCAGTTGCCCACCCCTGCGGAGCCTGAACAACTTGTATAACAATCGGGAATCGTTCTTCGACAGGAGGACTTGAAAGATAACTTCGGACATATCTTACGACAGGTTCAACCGTCCAGCCCTGCGGAGATTGTGCAGGCGCCGGAGGAACTGGGAATCGTTCTTCTACTGGTTGACGTGGTCGATAACGTCGTACAAGCCTCGCGATAGGCTCGACTCCCCAACCTTGAGGAGATTGTGCGACAGGTAGAGGAACCGCAAAACGATCTTCTGCCGGGTAATAAACTTGAGAGCCGGGAAGGAATAAGAGTCCTGGCTCAAACGTCCAATTACCCGAATATATTGAAAACGGTTCCGACG